GTCGGTTTAGCAAACCGGTGCCTTCAGCCACTCGGCCACGTCACCTAACCAGTGTTTCCGGGGGTTTCGCCCCGGCTTCGGAAGAGGCGCTTTACAGCCGTTTTACAGGGCGCGGTCAACAGGCGTTCTGATGAGATCGAAAAATGAGGAGATGAACCGATGAGCGAGGCTGAGACGGTTACGCTGAGAGAGCGGGTGAGGGAGAGGCTGATCGACTTGATCGACGACTATCACGACAGCGCCGCCGGCCTGATGCTTTCAGCCGACGCAGCCGACGCCATCCTCCGAGAGTTTCGCCTTCAGCCTGTAGCTTGGGGTAGGGTTACTGAGGGTGGGGAGGTTGAGGAGATTTAGGGCTTAGCGGGGGTCTGAGTTGGCCGCCCCCACCGCCGCTCTAACGGGCCGACGCAAGCGTTGGACCTAACGGCGGCAGGGGCTGTAGCGACAGCGTATCATCCTCGCGGGTAGATCGGCTTTCCGGCGAACCAGACAGTCGTGGACCCTCTGCCGCAACACCCACACAATAGCACAAACCGACGCTATGTGAAGCGGGGAGCGGACAAGCAAAAGGCCCCGCCGTTTCCAGCGGGGCCTTATCGTTTGAACCCGAGGCCTTAGCCTACAAGGGTGAACTGTCAAAGAATGCTTGACGGTTGCCTAGCTATCCGGTGGCTTGCATGTACCGAAGCGCCACCAGGGACACCGCCTCAACGCCCTCGCCTGCTCCCAAGCGTCCAGAGCCTTCGCCTGCGCTGCGTTCGCCAGTACCGCCAGCTCGCGCTTCTCGTCACAGGTCAGCAGTTGTTCCCCCCGGATAGCCGCGATGATTTCGAGGTCTTCCAGCGTCACCGCAGGGCGGCTGTAGAGCGTGCAGGGGGCCTTAGCGTACTCCGGCGTCAGAACCCGTGGCGCCGGTCCCACCGGGGCAGACAGACGGCCTTGAGAGGCACAGGCTGCGGTCATGGTCAGCAATGCGCTGCTCACGATCAGGACCGAGAGGGGCTTTCGCATCGGGGACTCCTGAAGCTTGCTCAACATAGCGGGTGATGGTGTTGGTGCGTTCGATAACGCGCTCGGTGATCTGGCCTTGAGCAGCGGACAGGGCGGCTTGGCCGGCGGTCTCCGCGCCATTGCTGACGGCGGTGTCGGTGGCGGTCTCCTCCTTGGCCTGCCAGTGTTTCACCTGACCCTGAAGGAAGCCGACGATGGGGCCGCCAAGGAAGATGGCGCCGAGAACCGCGACAAGGGCGACGCCAGCGATCCAGAGGTAGAGGCGGGGGATCATCCCGTTACCCCCTTCTTATACAGCCAGCGAAGGCCGAAGAAGCCTCCGACCGCAGCGCAGACGATGGCGAGAGCACCACCCGCGACGGTGAAGAAGCCAGCGAGGAAGGCGGCGATCATGGGTAGGCTTTCCACGGGAGCTGCCAATGGGGACCATCGGGGAAACTCGCCCAGCCCCCGCCCCACTCGATAGGCACGCCCAGCTCTTTCGCGGCGGCCTTCACCACCGGCTCTAGGCGGTGATAGAGCGGCCAATCCCACGACACCTTGCCGTCGATGACCGGCGCCAGGTCGAACGCGTGGCCGGTGATGTGCCGGCTGTTCATGGTCTTCGTGGCCCCCTGCTTGAACAGGACGGCTTGGCGCTCCTTCGTTCGGAGGCCCTCAAGGACAGTGAAGTCTACCGGGGTTCGCGTGATGGCCAGCTTGACGACCTTAACCAGATCCGGGTGGACGCCTTGAAGCCGGGCAAGCGACGTCGCCCCGAGTGCATAGGTCATGGCTTGACCTCCGTTTCGATGGTGGTTGTGGTGGTGACGGTGGGCTCGGCCTCCGTCTCGATCTCGCCGCCGAAGCCACCGGGGCCTGACAGCTTCAGCTTCTCCAGCCGGTTGCGCTGGAACCACTGACCCCCGAAGCCGACCAGAACGACAGCGATGATCGCCACGGCTCCGAGGTAGTTGATCCGCTATTCCTGCGTCCCTTCAGCCCACGGGCGATAGGCGAGGATGCAGATCAGCCAGCCAGCGATGAGGGTGACGACAGGGGTGAACAGGAGGGCGAGAACGTCACGCGCGGCGGACGCCCAGTCCTTTACCGTCTCAGGGATGGTCATGGGCGCCGCCTGTTCTGTCAATTGCTTGTGATCGGTGTCCTAGACTGTCCACCGCTGCTTCGAGTGCTTGTCGCGTCTATTGATGGCCGGGCCGTCAAAGCGCAGGTTGCTCCCATCACACACCGGAGAGAGCCAATGGACATTCGTGAACTTATCGACTGGCACACAGCGCAGCTTGCAACCGCCGTTGGCGACAGCGCCGCCATCCATGCCGACGCCATCGCTACGCTTGCGTGGTGCGTAGAACTGCCCGCCGTGAGCCCCGACGAACACGCCAAGGCCTACGCGCAAGAACTGCTGCTCCAGGCTTCCGCCGAGCAACTGGCGCTCCTGTCGAGCGATGCCCCGGCGGGAGTGCCGGAGTTTGTCGTTGCCTACGACGGCGATGACTTCGCCCCGCTGGAGGGTGAAGAACTGGCGACGGAACGTCGGTTCTGGCGGATGCTCAACGCCAACATCGCCGAACAAATGGGGTGAGCAGTTGGGTGGCCCCGCTATTGTGCTGCGGGGCTCACCCCTCCTCGTCGTCGTAGAAGTCCAGCGTTGCCGGTTCCGGCCTCAGGTCGTGTTCATCCGGGGGAAAGCCAGCGGCTTGGCGGATGGCCTTGCGGTACTCGCGGCGCTCGCGGGCATAGGCGGCGTACTTGCGCTTCCAGGGGATCGGGGTGACCATCAGGCGGCCTCCAACATGGCGGCTGAAACGGTGTGGCGCTGGAACTCGCCGTACTCCCGGTGATAGGCCGCAGCCCGCGTGTCTCGCAGGGAGCGATAGCCCTTCATGGCGTGATAGGTGTCCTTGGCCGCCAAGGTCCGCAGGCTCTCCACCCTGACCCCCTGAAGCTCCTTCACCACGTCGTGGTGAATGTGGCCGGTGGTGATGTAGCGATAGACCGTCTGGCCCCATGCCTCCGGTTGATCGACGGCCATCAGCAGGGGAAGCTCGGCCATCTTCACCTTGTCGCCGTGGTGGGCGCCAAACAGGTTCTTGCCGAACTGGTGGTAGCGGAAGGGGTGGTTGTCGATGGGGATGATGACGCGGGGATTGTTCTGGAAATAGAAGGCCAGCCCCATGGTGATGCCGAACACCGCGTCGGGGTCATGGTTGCCGGGGAGCATCCAGACGATGACCGTCTCGTGCTTCTCCAGGGCCCGCTCAACGGCGTAGGCCCATGCGAGGCCCGCCCGCATCAGGGCGTAGTGAAAGCCCCGCTTATCCACGTCCAGGGGGTTCTTGTGGCCGGGCGTGAGGGCCGAGCTATCGTTGGCGTGCATCACGTCGCCAATGACTTCGAGGATGCAGGTGTCGGCGTTGGGGGTGACCGCAAGAAGCTGGTCGATGCCGGCGCGGGTCAGGCGCTCGGCGTCGTCGGTGTCGAAGTCGTCGGCCCCGGTCTGGGAGCTGGACGACATGCCGAAGTGTGGATCTCCAAACTTGTAGGAGACCAGCACGTCAGCGGCGTCCGGTGACGTTCGGCTGATCAGGGGAGAGCGACCCCCGTAGTCCGCCGACAGGGTTTCCATGAACTCGCGGAGCATGGCCGCCAGTTCTTCCTTGCCGGGCTCCGAGATGACCCAGCCCCCCGCCGGGTTGCCCTCGCGGTCGAAGCGCGCCGACCTGCGCTTGATCGTGAAGCCGTCCGGGATGGGGTGGTGCATGTTGTCGGATGCGGGGCTGTATCCAGCCAGCGCGGCCCGCTTCTTCAGCCCCCGCATCGAACGCCCGATCATATCCTGCGACAGACCAAGCGCGACGGCGGCGGCCCGCATTGAGCCGTTGTTGTTAACCGCGTCGATGAACTCGGCTTGGCGACCCTGAGCGAATTGTTTCAGCCCGGGGTCGAGGATCAAGAGGTAGCCCTCCGGCGGGGAGGCGGCGGCGGGGATGCCAGCAGCGCCTTGATCTCGGAAAGGGCGGTCACCGTGTTGGCCGACCGCTCCTCCAGCACCGCGAGCTTGGTATTGAGCTGGTCAACGCCGTTGGCCTTGCCCTCCACCTTCTCCATGCGCTTCTCGAGCGTGTTCATGGCGGTCTCCATCCGGGTATTCGTGCCGGCGAGACGGACCACTTCCTTTACGGTCCACGCGAGAAGCCCCGCGATGATGACCATGGCGCCTGTGGCCACCATTTGGAAAAACTGGGCGAACTCCATCAGCGGGGTTCTTTCTGCATGGCGGTCACTCGCTTTGCTGGTTACGCTTACCGGGTCACGCGCGTGATGCCGGCTGTCACTAGTCGGTGGCCCTGGTGGTGCTCCAACACCATCAGGGCCGATGGATCAGAAGCCGATGGCCAGCCAGTAGCAGGAGTAGCTGTTGTTCGGCGTGCCGCTGTTATCGAGGCCAATGATGACGCTGCCGGCTGACGTGGAGCGGACGTATGGGGCGTAATTGGTCCCGCCAATCGCGCCGGCGTTGAGGTCGGGCGTTACCCAGACCCCGGCAGTTCCGGTAGAGAATGGCGTGGTGTAGGTGACAGTAGCCTCACCGGTTGTGCCCGAAGACGCCGACGTCACAGAGGCGACCCCCCACTTGAACTGAAGGGTGCCGATCCGGCCCTCGCCGGAATAGCCGCCCGTGACGGGCAGGCCGGCGAGGAGTGCGGCAAGGTCAGCGAAGTTGCTCCCCGTGCCCCCCTGCGAGGTCGGAAGGGGCGTGGTCAGGGCCAAAGAGGTGATGTCGGTATTGGCCCCGCGCGTCGCCGCGTCGATGGTCGTCCGCATAGCAGCGGCGTCGCTGTCATCCAGCAGGGTGCGGGCAAAGCCGGTCAGGGTCTGCAGGGCCACAGCCCCCGGCCCCGTCGAGAAGATGATCTTGTCGGCGGTGAAGCCCAGCCCGGCGATGGCCGCGAGGTTGCCGTTGTAGGCCTGAACGTCGGTTCCGATGACCAAGCCAAGCGTGGTCTTCATCGCCGCCGCGCTGCCGTCGTCCAGCAGGGTCCGCGCAAACGAGGTCAGGTCCGTCGTCGCGTAGGTATCCGACGCCGTCGTATAGATCATCTTGTCGGCGGCGGTGGTGAGGCCGGCGATGGACTGCAGGCCCGCGTCATAGGCCTGGACGTTCGACCCGATGGCGAGGCCCACATTGGAGCGGAACGTCGTCATGTTGGTGAAGTCGGAGCCGTTGTTCGACGGGATGACCGCAGCCGCCCAGCTTTCAGCCGAGGTGCCGTTGGTCGTCAGGAACTTGCCGCCGTTGCCCGTTCTGCTGGGCAGGGTCGAGGACACGATAGCGGCCATGGAGATGACCCAATCGGCGAAGGTGCCGGAGCCGCCGATCTGGGAGACCGCGATGACCAGCGAGCCGGTGCCGCTGTTGTAGGTCTTCACCTGCCCCGCCATGTAGTTGGCCGGGTTGGCCGCCGAGGCCGCGTTGAGCGTCTGGCCGGTAACGTAGGCCTTGCCCGTCTGGATAACGAACGTCTTGTCAACGCTGTTGGCGATGGCCACGGACGTGGTCGAGGTGGCGTTCGTGCCGGGCGCGTTCAGGGCCGACGCGGCATAGTTGGACGCATCAACAGCCGAAGCTGCCGCAGCCACCGCCCGCCCTTGCGTGTAGGTGGCGACGTTGAGGAGGTTGCTGAAGGCTGGGACCAGGCGCGAGGCATAGCCGTAGTTATCCAGCCCGGTGTTCGGATCGGCGGTGTCGTCAACCGTGGAGCCGTCGCCGCCCAGACTGACTGACCATGTAACGCTCGTCATCAGAGCAGCTCCTGAATTTCAAAGGGAGTTTTCCAGCGGTTGATGCCGGAGTTCTCGATGAGGGAGAGGGTGCTAAGCCGGCCAAGGAACTGCCTCCGCACCGCGTGGAATGTGTCGTCAGGATCCCAGACGAAGAGGACCTCTTTGCTGGTCCCGGCGCTGCGCTGAAGCTCGAAAGCCAGCGCCATAGCCTCATCCTCCGTCATCGCCGGAAGCTCGAACTTCACGACGCGGATCGAGGGCTTTTCGTTGAAGTATTCCGCCCCGGAGAGCGCGGCCTGCACCTCGGTGCGGGGCTCCCAGCCAATGCTGGCGCCGTAGACCATATTCCGGGTCGGCTGCCATGCGTCCGCCGCGAACATGCGGCCCACCTGGACATAGCCGTCGACGTTGGACTCGTCGGTGATCTCGACGCGGATGTATCGGGCGTTCGTGCTCTGCGGCAGAATAAAGACCAGCGTGCCGGTGTAGGAGGAGGCCTCCTCGGCGCTGATCCGCCCCGTCCACCAGCTAGGCGAGCCCCAAGGAACCGTGCCGAACGGGAAGAGGACGGGCCAGACATCCCGCGTGCCGCTGTCGCCCGCCGTGGTGGCGAAGGTCGGGTCAAGGCCCAGGCGGATGCGATAGGTGGCGGTCGAGCTGAGGTTGTGGTTGACCAGCGCAATGACGCGGAACAGACGCGTGCCGCCGAAGTCGACGTCGAACTTGGTGTGAGCGGCTGCAGGAGACGAGGACCGGGCCAGATAGCCGAGCCTTCGGTCCTGCAGGTTCGTCAGCGGCATCGCCGGAAGCCATGACCCACCGGAGAGGGTCGCGCTTTCGATACGGTTGCCATGGGCAAGCAGAGCGTTGGCCATCGGGTCAGCCCCACAGGATCAGGATTGCGCGGTTCGTCTTCAGCTCGAGCGTGAAGCCGAGGAGGCGGAACAGACGCCCGCCGGAGAGCCCGAACCGGGGGTGGGTCAGTTGGACGACGTCGAGAAGCCGAAGCTCCGTCTGGGTCAGCAGGTCGGCCCGCACCGGAGCCCGGAAGAAGTCGCGGCGGGTGCCGTGCATCGTCAGGCGGCGCTCGGCCTCAGCCAGCGCGGGGTCGGACGAGATGAACAGGGTGTCGAACGCCTCTTCCGGGGCCAGCAGGAACTGGGAGCGGATGGCGAGATTCTCGGCCCGCTCGGCCCGGTATTCCGTCGCCAGAGCCGCTCGTCTGGCCGGAGACACACCCCCGGCAAGGTCGTTGCCCTGCACCGTCCACAGGCGACTGTGACGGATGGTGTAGGCCCAAGCGGGAATATCACCGTCGTTGGCCGGAAGGCGCTCAAACGGCTTGAAGATGTCATCCTCGGTGAGCGACAGGACGGGCGAGCCCTCGGGCGGGGTCAGCCTGCCCATGCGGAGGACGCCGGAGGAGTCGAAGCCGTAGTAGGCGCCCACACTCCCGGCGACGTTGTCCATCAGGGCGGTGAAGGTGTCTTCGCCGCTGACCCAGAGGCCAAGGGGGCTGCTGTTGGCCGCGTCCAGAGCAGAGACGTCCGTCGTGCTGATCTCGCCGCTGAGGAGGCCTGCAGCCGTTCCAAGCTGGAAGAGGATCTGCGCCGCCGTTCGGCTTGCCGCTCCGGTTCCCTGCGTTGCGTCTGCGGTGATCTGTCCACCCGGGGCGCTGCCCAGACGAAACAGGCCAAAGGCTGCACAGGTGGCGAAGGTGCCGCCGGCCACGGTCGCGGCGAGAAGGGCTGTCGGGTTGGCGAAGTTGCTGGCGAAGGCCAGCGCCTGCCCACGGTCATACACCGCATCGACCGACGAGATTTCCCCGTCACTGACCTGATAGACCAGCTTGGAGGTGTTCACGCAGGGCGGGGCGACGTTGAAGGCCTGCCCATAGAGGCGAGGCTTCGGCTTGCCCCTGAGATCGTCCTCAGTCCCCTCCACCCCATCGGGCAGGGCGTTGGTCCCGGCGTAGGTGCTGGACAGCGCCCGGCGGTCGAACATGAGCTGCTTGTCACGCAGCTTCAGAACGACCTCATCCATATCGACCTGGATCGCGTCGACCGTGCCGGTGAAGAGCGTGCGGAAGTCGGCGGGGTAGGCTCCCGGCGTTCCCCGGCGGATGACAAGCGGGCGACCGTCGAAGCCGTAGCTGCGCCAGTCGTCGAACTGGCCGTTGATGTTCGTCAGCCTGATCTGGCCAGCGGCGAGGCGGGTTGCGCCGCTGGTGCGACGGTTCCCGAAGGCCGAAAGGCTGAGGCTCCCGCTATCCAGAATGCCCTCATTGAACGGGACGTTGGCGGGGGTGTCGGTTGGCTGCGTGGCGAAGCGGCGGTCTGAGGCATAGAAGCTCTGCAGCGTGCCCGCGCCATCGACAGCGGCGGTAATCTCAATAGTCGTGACCGGCCCGGCATTGATGCGCGAGGGCGGGGCCGCGTTGGAAACGGCGATGACGGACGAACTGCCCGAGGCCGTGCCGATGGACGCGCCTGTGAAGGCCCCGATGGCCAAGGCGGTGGACGTGCCGACAGCCGAGCCGGTGGTGTCAACGGAGGGAGGCGCAGGAGCGAAGGCGGCCCCTGTCGCGGTGCCCACGCCAGACGCGGAGCCGGTGGTCGCGGCAATGGAAGCGCCAACGCCAGAGGCCGTGCCGACGCCCGAGGCGGCGCCGGTGCCGTCTGATAGCGGGGTGATGTCTTCGACCGTCAGGCCGACGTGGGTAAAGGTGTTGTTCCCGGTCCCGGTGCCGGTGATCTCAATGCTGATCAGGTCTGAGGCTGCGACATCGACGGTGTCGACGGAGTCCTCGTATAGCCCCGTAACGCCCGTCGTCAGCGCGAAGGTAAGGGCCGTCGCAACGCCATTGACGCGGATCGTCGCTACCGCATCATAGGCCACCGCCGTGAGGTAGGCGCGGAACAGCGACAGTCGGGCCGGGAAGCCAAGCGCGACTTGCTTCTGCCCCTCGGTCGTCGAGAAGGCGAGCTGCCCGTTGATCGGGGCGTAAGACGCGGTTGCCGATGCGGCGCGGTTAAGGGTGCCGGTCGGGCGGCTGTAGATGTCGCTTTGAGCGCCGCTGCCAACGTCCACCGTGACGCCAAGCGACGCGACCGTGAATGCCTCGCCGCTGCCAGTGACGATCCGCCACGCCAGGTCATCCCCGCTCGAGAAGGTGGCGGTGTTGGCGGAAGTGAAGAAGCCCGTCGTGCCCGCCGGAACAGTGACAACAATGGTTGTGTCGACGTTGTTGACCGCGAGCGTGACGGTCGTGTCGGTCGTTTTGCTGTTCGTCGGTATATAGACGAACGCGCCCTTAAGCGTCCCGCCAATCCGGGCGATCATGCGCCCGTTCATCGACCCGTTGGAGTTGCCCAGGGTCGTGCCGTGGATTGCCAGCGTGCGGCTGCCGGTGATGGCGAGAGACAAGGCCGGAGACGGCGAAGTCTGCAGCAGGTAGGCGTGACCAGTGGTCGCCTTGAAGTTGGCAATGAGCGAGTTGACGGTGCCGGCGGTCGTGCTGGCAGACGCCATCAGGGCGACCAAGTCGCCAGAGCTTACGGAGACGCTACCGCTGGTGCTGAAGTATGCGCCCGCAGCCCCATCCGGCGCAGTGTATGAGAGGCCCGTGGATCCGTTCTTGCGAACAGCCACAGTCCGGCTCACGCCCGCCGAGGATACGCTGTAGAAGCCGGGGCGGTCGACGGTCCCCGCCACGGCGAAACGGAACTGCTGTTCCGCCTCGACGCTGGCAGTGGAGACCACCGGCCCCCCAAGGGGGGCATACCACGGCGTGGCTGATAGGGCCGCGCCCGTGGTATTGTTACCGCCCGGAGTCAGAGGACTCCGAGCCATCTAGGTTAGCTGATCCAGATGAAGATCAGGTCGCCCGCCGTCATGGCGTTGGCCAGATCGGTGTCGGCCTCAAAGGCGTCCATGATCGGCTCCTCCCACTCCTCGCGGAAGTCGACCATGATCGAGTACTCGACCACGCCGTTGACGTCCTTGCGCTCGTAGTCGCTGAAGGAGATGCCATCGAAGGCGACCACGGCCTTCAGCGCCAGCGCATTGCGGGCCATCTGCTCGGCCCAGAGCGCGATGGCCTCCGGTTCCGTGCCGTCCCATTCCTCGTTGGTGTCGAGGTTGCGGACGGCGTTGAGCGTGATGTTGCCCGGTCCGTTGACGGTGATGTCAAAGCGGATCCGGGGATCGGCGTTAGGGGTGACCTGAACCATCATCTAGTCCTCCGAGATCGAAGTAGCGGCGAGAAGTTTCGGGGTTACGCCCGTGCTCACAGCGATGGTCGGGCTGACCGTGCCGCTGTGGAAAATGGTGCCGGCGCCGCTGGCCGTGCTGACCGTGGCCCAGTGGGTGACCGTCTCGGTCCCGCCCGTGGCCGTGGGGAACGTCGCGTCAGCCGCGAGGGTCACGGTGTTGCCAGAGACGGTGAAGCCTGCAGGCCTCGCCACCGCCACCCGCGCATAGCTGGTGTAGGCGCACTCGTTGGTGTTGGCGGATCCAGCCTCGCCGGGGTCGGCGGTGTAGAGGGCGAGCCAGATGTTGGTCAGCGGGCTCGAGGTCGCGTTGATGGCGACGTTGGCCCAGGTGGTCGCGTTGTAGAGCAGCAGGAGAAAGGCGTTCTCCGACGTGTTCGATTTCGACATCGGCAAACTCCGAATGTGAAAAAGGCCCGCCGAAGCGCGCCCTTTTGGTGCTGTGATAACGCAAGGCCAGACGAGACCGGCGGCGCGATGATGTTCGGGGGGAAAGCTGGAGAGGCGGCGCGGTGGCGCGCTTCGCCCAATACCGGAGAAGGTACATTAGGCGCGTCCGCTTGGCTAGGCGGGTGGCAACCTACGCCCGGTTTTCCTGCATCTCCTGAACCTGACGTTGCAGAACGGTGATCTGCTGCTGCTGGGCCACCATGTTCTCGTTATGGATGGCGGCCTGCTGGCTCATCGCGGCGTTGGTCGTCTCAATGAGGGTGTTCAGGTTGGCGTTGGTCTGCTCAATGGCGGTGACGACTTGCGTGTTGTCGTTCGCCACGGCCCCGGCAGAGATGCCACCCACCACAACCGGCGTGTTGGTCGTGGTCGCTCCCAGAAGCTGGTTCAGCCGCTGCATCTCGGCCGCGACAGTCCCGATGTCATCACGGATGTTCAGGATCGGATCGACGAGGTTGAGCAGGGCGTCCAGTTGCTGTTGGGCAACGTCCACCTGCGCCCCGGCGATACCCTCCGCAGCCGTGACGGCAGAGCGGACAGCCTCCAGATCGGCGAAGTAGCCTTGCGAGCTGGCGAAGTAGGCGCGGCTGGCGTCCAGATACTCCTGAGAGACGCTCTGCAGGTCGCCAAGGGCGTTGACGTCGCCTGTGAGGGCGAGGCCCCTGATACGCTCAAACTCGCCCTTGGAGGCGTTGTATTGCGCTTCCGGCGACAGGGCCGCCGAGGGGCCGGTGTAGAGGCTCGACTTGAAGGAGCCGAGCGACTTGAACAGGTCCTGGAACTGCGCCTTGGTGTCAGCCAGTGCGCTGCTCTCGCGCTCGTAAGCCGTCGACAGCCGGTCCCGTTGATCAGCGATAGCCTGCGTCTCTTCGGTGATGGCGGCGAAGGCCGGAGCGATGGCCATGAGGGCGGCGAACAACTCAGCACCGGCAGCGGAGGACAGGTCCAGCCCCTGCACAAGCGCCTTGAACTCGTCGCGGGTGTCGAGCCCGGTGATGCCAAGGCGGGCAAGCTCGGTCGTCAGAGCCGCCTGCACCGGAGCGAGGCGTTCGGCTTCGGTGAGGAAGTTCTCGCTGTAGAAGCTCACCTGATCGGTGAAGTCGTCCAGCGAGCCGAACAGATCAACCAGGCGCTCGCGGGCGGCGAGGGAAGACAGGCCAACTGCGCCGAACGTGAGGCCGACAGAGGCCAGCGTCACGTCGATGACCTGATACTGGCGAGCGACGCGGATTAGGGTCTCGAACAGGCCCTCCCCTGCCTTCTGGAACTCGCTCAGACCGGGGATGACCGCGCCGGCCATGTCGTCACCGACCTTGGAGAACACCGCTTCAAGGGTCGCCGTGATCTCGGCGCCGTCCATGTCCTTGAAGCTGATCTTGCCAATGTTGATTTTGAAGGCGTCCAGAACGGCCTGCGCTCCATCGACACCCAGCACCGAGGCGGCAGACAGCACACCTTCGCGGAGGCTGCCGATGACAAGGCTGAACTGGCGCTGCAGGTCTGCATCAAGGCCCGTCGTCGCGGTCTTTTCCTTGGTGCTGGTGTTGTAGACGAAGCCAAACGCCTTGTCCTCGCGGGTCGTTCGCATGACCTGGAAGTAGCTCGCCTTCAGCCCTTCGGTCAGGATGGAGCCGAGGCTCTGCGCGGTGAAGGTCACGCCCGCATCGACCAGCTTCTTGCTGATCTTGGAGTCGAAGAGGCCGAGCGGGTCGATGGGGCCGGGGTTGAAGATGTCGCGCAGGATGTTGCCGCTGCCGAAGGGCTGGCTGAACGCCTTGGCCAGCTTGCCGAGGTCAGCCGCGCCACCCGCGCCGAGCAACACCTTATTGATCTCGCCGGAAGCATCCCGGCCCGTGATCGGGTTGTAGGAGGTCGACTGCACGTCGGTGATGCCGCTCAGGTTCAGTGAGCGGGCCAGCGAGGAGGCGAGATTTCCAATGTTGATGTCGATGTTCCGCAGGGCGCGCAACATGCCGTTGTTGTACTCGAGCATGTCGTTGGTGTGGTCAGCGACCAGCTCAAGGCTCTTGGCGATGCTCTCTGACTTGGCGTCGGTGCTGCCCAGAACGCTGCCTGTGCCTTGGCGAGACTGCACGCCTTCAAGGTCATAGGCAGCCCCACCGCCACCACCCCCGGCATTCACGCCCACAGCGGCCATGAAGGCGATGATGGCGCCCGCGCCGACGAAGCCCCAGATGCCCATTTGCTCAAAGGCCTTGGCCGCACCGGCAATGGTCGACGCGACAGCCTTGGAGGCGGACTGCGCGAGGCCGGTGGTAGTCTCAGCGGCGCTTTGCGCCATCGCTTGGCCCGACAGGGCGAACTGGACGGCACGGAAGGCGATCTCAGCGGCCTGGAGGGTTTCATAACCCGCGCTACCTTCCTCAAAGAACCCCTTGGCCGCATTGGCCATGTTGGCATAAGCGCCGACCTGGGCATCCGCCAATTGGCGGGCGCTATCCGCCTGCTCACTCATGCCGACGTTGATCGCCTGAATAATCGCTCCAATGTCGCCTGTGGCCGCGACGTCGTTGACGCGCTTCCACCCGTTGATGCGGGCTTGGTTTGCCTTCTCCTCCGCGATAGCCAGCTTGTTGACCGCACCCAGAACACCACCGAGCGCCCGCGTGAACTTGGCCGCCCCGTCGCTCATGCCATCAAAGGCATCAGCCAGGCCCGCCGTCGAGTTGCTCACCAGATCGTCAATCTGCGTGAGGCGATCATAGGTGTAGTCAAGGGACTTGTTGTACAGGTCTTGCCCGATGGCGAGCGCGGCCTGCGAAGCGGCGACGTCACCGGCTCCCGAGATGCGGTTGTTGTCGCTCTCCGTCAGGACGTAGCCGGGACCCTTGCCGTTGAGGATGGCCTGCTTTTCGCGAAGTTGGGCGAGCTCTACCTCGCGCTCGACATTGCCAGCCCCGATCAGGCGGATTTGCGCGCCAAGAAACTCCAGGGTGCGGGCCTGATCGGCCATGGCCTGACGGTTGGCCCCGATCTGCTCCCCTGCAGCCTTGGCGGCAGCGGCCTTGTCATAGGAGATGGCCAGCGCATCAAGCGCCTTTCCCAGAACGGCCTTCTGCTCGGCGCTGAACGTGTCAGCCTTGGCCTCAATGCCCGCCCGCTCAATGGCCCAGTCCCGCGCGCGGTTGGCTTCCTCGACGGTCATGGTTCCGGAGGCGACGGCGTCGTTCCATGCGTTCTGAGCCACCGTCGCGGCGTCCGTGGCCACAGCCTGAGCCGCGACCTGTTTCATCAGATCGCCGAAGGGGTCCTTTTCGGTCGCGCCCTTGGCCTCCTTGCCGGGATCGCCAGCCGCCTTTTTGTTCCGTTTCAGCCAGGCTGCGTCTATGGCTCCGAGCCAGCCGGCCACATCCTTGTCGAACTGGCTCATGGCGGCGTCCGACGCCTCCTTGAACCCGTCGCTGTAGGCCGAGCCCAGCTTGGCCCCCGCCCCCGCATACTGGTTCTTCATCTCGGCGATCTTGCCGTCAGGGATCTCGGGAATGCGGATCGGGTTCAGGGTCAGGGCTGCGACCATGTTGGCGATCTTGATCAGATCGTTGAGCTTGTCTCGGCCGTTTTCAATCAGCCAGTTGACCGCGCGGATCGCCATGTTGGCCGCGCCGATAGCCGCCTCGCCGATGACGGCAGGCATGGCCGTGAACATCGCGCGAAGGCCGCCTTGGAAGCCCGCCCACGCCCCGACCATGGAGCGGATGCTGGTCACGGTCCAATCGACGGCGGTCTGATAGAAGCCGCCCACCGCCTTCTTCATGTCGTTCCATTTGAAGGCCTCGGCCAGCTTCTTGCCGGCGAAGTCGAAGGTTCCGACCAGCACGTCGCCAAAGGTCACGCCGACCTCATGGCCCTCCTTCTTCAGCCGCTTCATCTGCTCTTCGGTCAAGCCAAGCTTGGCCTGCAGATCCTTGGCGCTGTGGCCGGTCTTGTCGATCTGCTGGGCGGTGACGGCGAAGCCGACGCCCAGCGTGGCAAGGGTGAGCGCAATACCAGCCAGGACGATTGCAAGGGGGGCCAGCGCCACTGCCTCAGCAGCAGCGGCGGCTGTGGCCGAAGTGGCGATAGCTTCATTGCCCGCAACCACAGCAGCAGTGGAGACTGCGACAGCCGCGTTGGCAGCGGGGACGGCACGGAGGATGCCGAGCATGAGCCCAACCTCCTTGGCCAAGCCCTTCGCGCTGAGTCCCGACGTGTGCATGATGTCGGCGATTTGCGGACCCTGCTGGATCAGGACCATGAAGGGGCTGGCGCCGCCCGCCAAGGAAGTGCCGATGTCAGCAAACTGCCGGCCAAGGTTCGCCGCTTCGTGACTAGCCAGCTTGGAACCGGCTGCCGATTTGACGTGAGCCGCGTTCAGCTTGTCCTGCGCCATGCTGACGGCGTTCAGCTGGTTGTCGAGGATGCCGATGGTGCGCTGGTACTCTGCAGCGCCAAGCGCCCCGGACTTGAACAGGTTGTCCGCCTCAGCCATCTGGGTGTTGAGGCGCTTCTGCGCGGCATAGAGCGGGTCGACCGACGAGCGCAGGGCGTCCGTGCGGGCCTCGATCTGCTGCAGGGATGCCGGGATAGCCGAGAGGCCACCCAGAGACGCCTTGCCCGCCCCGCCAAGGCTGGTGACCGCCGCTTCGGCCTTCGCGCCTGCAGCCGTCACCTTGTCGAGCGAGGTGGCGGCGACGTCGGCTTGGGCAGCGTCGATCTTCAGCACAAGGGAGGCGATGTCTTCGCTCATTTCGTCTCCTTCGGGGGGGCTTTGGTCGTCTCAACCGTCGAGGCGAGATAGATGCGGTCAAGCGCGAGGAGGGCCCTGCGCTCCCAAGGATCGAGGATATGGCCCTCGTCCTCACACCACTGGCGTATGTCGTGGCGGGTGATCAACGAGGGGCCGAAGCCGTTACTGCCCCTCGTCGATCCGATGTCGCACCACCACTGCCAGAGATACGCGGCGTGGGGGTCCAGCGTCGGGCCGTGGTTCAATTCCCACTCGGCCTCGACGTCTCCGTCTCTGGCCAAGGCCTCGACGTGAACGCGGCGGGGGCATTTACCACCCGCCCCGTTGTCTATCAGCTTCTCAAGCGCCCAATGGGCCTCGGCGAAAGCGATCAGGCCTTCGACGAGGCCGGAGTAAAACTCGCCAGCTCGGCGGTCTTGGCGAGGATCTGGTCACCGAGGCCCGACCACGCTTTCAGGACGCGCAGCACGGTGGCCTCGTTGAACTCGTCGGGCAGGTTCCAGCCGGCGATGCGGATGGCGATGGCCTTGCGCCCGAAGTCGCTCAGTTCGTTGACCGGGGTCAGTTGCACCGACTCCGGGCGAGCCTTCTGGTTCTGGGCGGCCCGGAAGTGTTCCTTCTTGCGGTCGGTGTCCATCATGTCCGTCAGAGCATTCTGGACGCTGGGCGCCAGGTCGCTCTTCAGTTGGAAGAGGACCCCGGACGGCTTCAGGTTCGGCAGCAGGGGCTCGAACTCATAGGTGGCCTCGGTGGCGACCTGACCCTCGATGTCGGCGAGGGAGAACGGGGCAACGGTGGCTTTGGTCATGGGGGATAGCCTTGAAAAAGTACGCCGGAGCTACCGGCGCATAAAGTTGAAGGGGGAGACTGTTGTTGTGGTTGGGCTCAGGCCTACGGGGACTGGCTGTCCTGAAGGCTGAGGATCGTCTGATGGTCCGCGAGCGAAGCGCCGCCCGACCCATTGAGCTGGGCCGTGAACGGGTAGGTGCGGATGATCTCCTTGGCCTCGCCGTCATCGGGGTTGTCCCCGAACAGCTTGACCGCCGACATCACGAAGGTGACGAAGTCCGCAGCCGCGCCGCTGCCATCGGCGATGACCAGGAACAGCTTCACGACCGTCTGCTGGTCGTAGATGTCCTGCAGGGTCACGCCGCTGAACTTGGCGGTGAACGAGCCGGTCACCATGATCTCGCCGCGAACCAGATCGGTGATCGAGTTGGACCCGACCTCCGCTTCACCGGGGGCAATGTTGCCGTTGATCGAAAGCTGGGCGCCGGTGATCGTGGTGGCCACGCCGTTGACGATAACCGCGCCGTTGACGGCAGCCAGGACGGTGGAGGTGGTCGAAGCGGCAGGCGAGGCGATGGCTTGCGTGCCGGACCGGACGCGGTTCAGGCCGGGAACGTCGAAGCTGACCGTCGCGTTGCCCGTGGCGGGGATGGCGACGTCGGACTTGGCGATCTTGCAGTCGGTGAACAGTTCCGAACGGGGCAGGTCGGGATACCACTCTTCCACGCTCCAGAAGTCGTTGGTGTGCGAGGACGTGGGCACCCAGATCTTCTTGCCGGGAACGGAGATGGTGCAGGAGGCGATGGAGCCTTCCGCCGTCAGCGCCGAGCCGTTGACCGTGCGAACCGTCAGGACCAGCGCCGTGAGGCTGACCACCAGAAGGTTCTTGTTGAGGTTGTTGGCGTTGACCGCGCCCGCCGTGATGCGGACCACGTCACCGGCCTTGATGCCGCCGGTCAGGAAGTCGCCGCCCGTGCGGGTGACGGTGTAGGTCGGACCCGTGCCGGCGACAGTCAGCGACAAGCCGGTGATGGCCGTGGTGGCAGCGGCGTCCTTGCGGAGCAGCGAGGCGAATTGCTCGGTGTAGGTTCCAGCCGAGAGCAGGCCGTCGAGCTTGCCCGAGGTCTGCTGGATACCGGCGGTGGAGCCCGTCGACTGTTGGTGCTCGACGATCTCGTTGCCTTCGTAGGTGGCGACGTTGCGCGCGAACACCGAGTTGGTGCGGCGCTTGATCTTGCCGCCGGTCGTGGCGGGCGTGCCGAGAGCGGATTGCTTGGCGAAAACGGTCTGCTTGGTGAGGCCCTGGGCGTTAGGCATGGGTAAGGCGCTCCTGTCTTGGGAGTTTGAGGGCTCGGCTCAACTGCCGAGGGTCTGGGCTAGGGAGAGACCGGAGGCCGGTCGGGCTTCGTCGGGTTACGCCGACTGAACGGTGACTTGAGCGCGCCAGCGGACGCGGACGGGAACCATGAAGCGGTCGCCATCGACCATCGCGGGGCCGATCTCAGGGGTGTCGGTGATCAGGGTGGTGACCCCGCCCGACGTGAAGGACCGACCACGGTAAAAGGTGGAGCGGATCAGTTCGGCCCGCGTCATGGCCGGGCTGCTACCCGCCTCGAGCGGATACATGAGGCTGAACTGCAGGAGGCCCTGCTCTGTGTAGTTCGGCCCGTTCTCGCGGTTGTCAGGGCGCGCAGGGAGAAGGTTGATCTTCTGGTACGGCGTGCCGGGGACGGGCGAATAGGGCACGTTCTCCCAAGCCGGAGCGAGAGACGCCATGCCGCTGATCGCCGTTTCCAGCGCGGCGCGAACCTTGATGATGCTCATTGGCTGAGGCTCGCAACTGCACGGTCAACGAAGCCCTGAAACTCAATCGCCGTAAGCCCGACCATGCCGCCGGGCGCCTGCGTCGAGTGGCCGTATTCGAGAGCCTGGGCGTAGGGGAGTGAGTTGGCGATGAAGTAGACCCGGCCCGCCGCCTTGTCTGGCACTGCTGCCGCCAGCCGGTCCTTCGTCGCCTGCCCGCCCGCATCAATAGCCTCGGTTGTGGTATCGTCCACCGAGGCCTCCTGCATTGTCCAGTTCGCCCGGAACCGCCCGCCCGCGTAGCCGCCGACCGACTGGTTCTTGAACTTCTTCCGAAGGGTGCGGGCCGTTAGGGTCTTTGCTCCGACTAGCGGGGCGAAAAGGTTGTAGGTTTCGCGGGCATAGTTAGCCGCCTCGTTCTCTTTCCACAGGTCGGGATTGCCAACGGGGCTCTTGTCCACAACGCTGGCCGTTACGTCGATGACGACCTTGCGAACCACGTCATTGGCTCGGTTCCCCGCCTTCTCAGCGAAGGCCGCAAGGGCGAGTTCAAGGGGGCCGCTCACTGGCGAACCTGCAGGGTGTAGAGTACTGGCGTTCCGGCGGGGCTGGTCGGGTCGCACTTCTTGACCGTCCAGACCGAGGCATCAGCAAGCGTGACGGTGGACTCCCGTTGCGGAGCGGTCAGCGGCCCGTCTGCGGTATTCCGCGGGGACAGGATCAACTTCTTGTCGCCGATCTGGATCAGCGTGCCGTCGATGCTGAAGGAGCTGTAGCTCTCTTCGACCGCGTAGCCGTATTGGGTTACGGTTGACGCCGCAGCAGGCGCGCCCGTGGCCGTGTCGTACTGGCCGGGCGTGCTTTCGATAAGCGTGACCGTTTGCCCCTTGGCCTTAATCTGTCGATGCGAGGAAAGGACCATGCGGTCATAGAAGGCTGTCACCCGCGAACGAGCCTCGCGCTGCCGCCCGTGGCGAGGTACGGCTTCAGGGCCGCGTCGATCGCCGGGTAGGACGGGGCGGCGCTGCTGTAATCCTGGTATTCGGTTTCAATAGGCCCGACCTTCTCGCGCTTGATGGCCTGCGAGTTGTCCGGGTTCAGGTCGCCCGCAGAGGCGCGCAGGGCCAGTTCGGCACAGGCGCGCTTTACTCCGGCGGGGACTTCGTTGCTCGGCCAATATTGGACGACATGGGAGGCCAGAACGTCGCGGCGCACGACCTGATAGCGGGGCCAATCCAGCGCTTGGGTCTGGGAGACCCGATAGCCGCCCCAGCGAAGGCCGTAGACGCCTTGGATGTAGTCTGTGGCCTTGCGGAGCGCCTGCTCCTGAGCGGCGGTGGAGAGCAGCGCCCAAGCCGCGTTGCCACGGTTGGCGTGGTGGGTCAGAGCGTCGGAGACAGAGAGCAGGCTCTCAGCGTCAGCCCGTCCCGAGCCATCCTCTGTCACAAGCGCCATGTCTTAGCCTTCCAGAACGGCGCGGGCTTCGTCGCGCTGCTTCCGCAGGTCGGCGAGGTCAGCGGTGGGGTCGAAGTCTTCGCCCATGGCGGTGAGGTCGGCTTCGATCTCGCGTCGGGTCAGCGGCGGATCGCCAGCCTCTTCGTCTTGGCTGGCCTTGGCCTTACGGCCCGGCTTTGCGCCGCCCTTCTTGCCGTCGCCGTCGTGGTCGAGCGGATCGGCGCGCTTCCAACCGGCGTCAAGGAACGTCCCGATGGTCTCGCTATCGACGAGAGCCTCATGGCTGTCGGGAAATTCCTTGGCGTCGCGGACAAGCCGGATGGTTTCGATGTCGGACATGCGTAGCCTCCTCAGACTGTTTCAGGGGATGGAGAAGCAGTCAGGGGGCGACCGAAGCCGCCCCCATCGTGCAGGTTGGTCTAGCCGAGGACGATGGACGAGAACTCGGAGTTGACCGTCTTGAAGCCCCACGCGAGGTGCAGCTCCCAGCTGCGCTGACCGTACTGGGCGATGTCGAGCATGAGGTAGGTCATGCCCATCGGATCGCTGATCAGTTGCTGGGTGATGGTCGGGTTGGCGGGCATCAGCGGCGGACGCAGAACGCCCACGACCGAGGACCGCTCAAAGGCCAGGTTGGCGGTGTAGTTGTTGCCAACCGTGATCGCGATGTTGTCGGCCACCGCTTGGCGCAGGCCCGGCGCGGCGAGGGTCACCACGTTGGAGGCCAGAGCCGAAGCGACCACGTACTTGTTCGCGTCACCCGTGAAGGTGATCACGTCGCCGGCCAGGATCGTGCCGGTGCCGGTGTCCACGGTGATGGCCGTGGCGCCGATGGCATAGCCCGCGCCGTTGTTGACGAGGTAGCCCGAGCCGGTGCCCTTGGTGTGCAGGGCAATGCCGGCGCTTTCACGCGGCATGAACCCGAACTGGCGCTGCAGGTTGCCCGAGCGGCGCTCCTCATCCGAACCGGCTTGGTAGTGGTTCTGGATCACGCCAAGCTTGCGCATGGCAGCGCCCGCCGTGGTGTCGCCGACGAACTGCATGTCGGCCATCGGCGAACCGTTGTCCTGCAGCACCTTCCGGCTATCGACCAGCAGGTCCAGGGTGGAGGCGAACGGCGTGGTGCCGGCGGTGCCCACGGCGCGGGACGCACCGACCTTCACGGCCAGAGCCGCGTCGATCTCGGCTTCGTTGCGGAGCGTCCGCATCCCCTGCTTGATCAGTTGGCTGACCCAGTCCTGCGAGATGCCGCCGTTTTCGAGCGAGCGCTGTTGCTCGCCGGTCAGGTTCCAGTCCACCTTACGCGACTTGGTGATCTGGACGCCGATGCCGGAGGCGGTCGCTTCGGTGCCGGAACTGGCGATGTTGTTCGGGGTGAAGTCGGACGCGGCGCGGGTCGGGGCCACATCGACGGTCACGGTGTCGCCTTTGGCAACGCCCTTGTCGTCGAAGTCGGTGTTGATGGCCGCAACGACGCCGAAGGGCTCGTTGGCCACTTCCTTGGCGGCGCTGAACAGGGTGGGAGCGAGAGCGGTGAAAACGTTGGCCATGGGGTTTAGGCCCTTTCTGGATGAGTGATGACGTGGGGGTCAGGGGTGGTGGTGGTTTGGGTCTCCGACCCGCGCGCCCTCGCCCATCCAGGCTTAGGCAGTAGTCATGCGGCCCTGCCTTACGGCTGGAGCGTGTAGCCCTCGGCCATCTTCGCGGCCCGCTCCTTGGGAGGCAGGGCGTCGAAGGCGGCTTGCTTCATGGTCTTGTTGCCGGTGATCGTGCCGGGCTGGTTGGCCCCGCCCCCGGCTTTGATGTCGCCCTTCAGGATCAGGTCCTTCTGGGGATAGGCGTCGACCAGGAACTCGAGGGCCTCGTCGAAGTTGGCCAGCTCGCCGGGCTTGGCGCGGCTGTAAATCTGGTTGCCGTTGCCATCGACGGCGACGACCTTGCCATCGACCACCTTGAAGTTCTTGCCGAAGCGGGCCTCAGCGAAGTCGGCGGGAATAGCGAGGCGCTCGGCGATGAACTGCGAACGGGCGAAGGAGCCGCCGACCTTCTCGCCGTAGAGGCTCTCTTCCAGCGCCTTGGCGCGGGCCTCAGCGGCGGTGAGCTTCTCCTCATAGGCCTTGGTGATCTCGGCCTTGACGGTGTCGACCTGGCCGGCGTCGATGAGCTGCTTCTGGTCGAGCTTGCCTACCGTCTCCAGCGCCTTCATGGCGGCGGCGGCGTCGGTGATGCCGTCGAAGGTGCGAAGGCGGGCCTCAGCGGCTTCCTTGGCCTCCCGGTGGCCCTTGGCCTCGCCGTTCAGGCGGGTGATGGTGTCGCGGGTTCCGGCCGCGTCGAAGGCGATCTCGCGGGCTCCGTCGACATAGACGGGCTTACCGTCCTGAACGGCGGCATAGGTCACGCCCTCGATGGTGACGACTTTCAATTCCATGGTGGTGGTCTTTCTGGGCATCCGCCCGGTGGATGGGCGATCCCGCCCGATGCGCCGCGCCCCTTCCGAGGCAGACGGCCAAACGCAAAAACCCGCCGGGTCAGGGCGGGTTGGAACAGGTTAGATTGGGCCGGTCAGGCTAGGTGGCTACGACGCGCTCGCCGTTGAGCAGGCACATGACGCAGACGAGGGCTTTGGTTCCCCCCGACACGCGCCCTCGCCGCTTCAAGGCTCCGGTCACCGTCTCCACGAAGGAGCGGCCCGAACACCGGGGGCAGGAGAGCATCTCAGCGGGCTTGTCGTGGGCCTGTAGGCGCTTCCTGACGGCCTTTGCGGGGCTGTCTGGTGCGGGAGTGTCGGGAACGACGTGTAGGTGCGGTGGGGCCTTCACCCCTAATGTCTACCTCAGAGCCCCGCCTTGCGGAAGGCCTCTGCATCCTTGGCGCGCAACTGGTCGAGTGTGAGGTAGTCGCCACGCGGAGAGTATAGCTCGTCGAAGGCAAGGCCCCCGGATCGCATCAGCTTGCCACGCTCGGCGCCCACAACCTCGTCCTGACGGGCGGCGGGCTGTTTGCGGAGCCACTCGCCATAGGTGAGGTCGGCGGGGACTTGGCCGTCCATGCTGGCGCGGGTCGATGGGCTGATCTCGTCAATATCCAGACCCAACTCTCGGAAGCTGGCCGTGACTGGCGAGGAGACGCTCCTGCAATTGAAGTGTGCGCGGCCCGGCCCTCCCAGCCATGGCAGGTTGTGGCCTATCGGCTTGTGTTCGGCGTCGGCACTGTATCGCTTCCCGTCCCGAATGGAGCAGGTTTTGCTTGTGCGCTGGTCCAAGGTCGCGGTCCATCTGACCGACTTGATGATGTCGCTGTTGGCCTTGTAGCTCTCATCTCGGGCGGTCGCTGCGGTGTGGCTCAACGCCGTCTGCACAATGGCCGCCAGACCCCGGCGTGAGCCGTCCAGCTTGCCATCGCGGAACTGCTTGGCCTTGGTCCCGCGAATGTCGCGGATGATCTGGTCGGTCGTTCGGCCTTCGACGTATCCGGTGCGGATCGAGTTGCGAAGGGCGGTCAGGCGGTTGGCCTCGGCGTTCGCGGCCCAGTCCTTGAGGAGCGCGCCTTGGAACGGTCGGCTGTAGGCTGCGGCGTAGACCTGATCGACGCTGATGCGAGCCAGGATAAACCGGGCCTGCACTTCCGCCGGCAGCACATGCTCCAGCAGGTCGATCTGATAGCCCGCCTCATACCCCGCCAGCGCCCGCATCTCCGGGGCAAGGGCGTTGAACACCGCGCGATAGGCGGAAGCGTTGATCTCCCGAACGGAACCAAGGAGGCTTTCGAGCCGGTCAATGCGGAACTGGTTGGGCTCGATCTGGGACAGGGCAACGACCAACTGAGCCATGAGGCTATCGTCGGTCGCGTTGAGAATGCCGATCAGTCGACGGATGACGCCGTTGGAAAAGCGGCTGAGGTCGATGCTGTGCGCGACCGCTTCATGGAGAAGGCGCTCGTTGACGGACTGAGCCATCGTCAGTCGTTCGCGTCAGTCGCCGGGTCGTTCGGATCAACGGGCGGGTCTTCGGCAGGGTCCGGGTTCGGATCCATCGGCGGGATGGCGCCCAGCGCGGGGGGCTGCGAGGCGATCTTCTCGGCCTCTTCGTCCGCTTCCACGTCAGCCGACAACTCTCCCCGGCGCTTCATCTCCGCAATGGCCGTCTCATCGCTGATCAGGCCCTCGCCGCGCATGGACATGACAAGCTGGCCAGAGGCTTGCGACAGCGAGGAAGCGCCGAAGTCCTTGAACAGCGAGACGTTGCCCGCGCTCTTCAGGCTGCCGTACTGCGCCATGAACCAGAGCGCTTGATCGAGGCTGTCCTCGAAATTCTCGACGAGGCGCTGCAGGTCGGACTTGTTGCCCTCGGCATCGTTGGCCGACTCCGTGGCAGTGCGCGAGCCCGGCTTCTTCACCAGCAATTCCGCGCCGGCCTGGATCATCTGATCCTCGAGGGCCTGCAGGCTGTCAATGCCGATCTTGACGTTCTCGGCAGAGCCCTGCGCGATCTTGATGTCACCGCCAACGGGGAGGTGAACGACAGCCGACGAGCTGGCGACCAGATCGGCCTTGTCCTGATCCCCGATGATGGCGACCAGGCGCTTGCGAGCGTACATGACGCCGTCGTCTTGGTCGCTCTGTTCCTGCCAGTGCTTCACGTTCAGGAAGGCGAGGTCGAGCAACGGCGGGTGACCGCACATGAAGCCCTTGCGGCGACCGTAGAGCGGGACGAACGGGATTTCCGTCAGGCCGGTAGTGCCCTTCTCGACGCTCTTCCAGTCGTCCTTGCCCGTCTCGGCATTGGCCTGCTTCTGCCAGACCTCATAGGCGCCCGGAGTCAGAACGCGGACGCGCTCAACCTCCACCTCGCCGAAGTCCCCATCGGGAACCGTGGCCGACTCCTTCAGGCGAAGCTGCATCAGCTTGGCCTTGCCGTTCACCTTCTCGACGCGCCAGCCCAGAAGCTGGTTGTGCAGGACGCGGACGAAGTAGGGGCGAACACCGGCTTGGATCTGGTCGGCCTTCGTGACCATCCCGCCCTTGGGCTCAACAGCCTTCGGGGCCTCAACGAGAATACCGGCCAGACCGTAGAAGGTCTCAGCGAACATCTCGGCGGCGAATACATGAAGGCTCACGCCCTCAAGGTCGATGTCCTCGGCCCACGCTTCGATCTCCGGCGGGGTGTCGTCGCTCAGCACCAGGGCCTTGGCGAACGGCTTGCCCACCATGACCGAGACGGTGCGCTGGTAGGCAGGGAACAGCGTGGCGACGGCGAGGCGCGCAACGTGGTCGTTGGGATGCTCAAGGGTCCAGCGCGGGAGGTAGGTTTCCCCACGCGCTCGCATGGCCCGCGTGCCCGACATCAGGGCCTCGAGCATATCCCAGTCCTGCGCCATCTCAGAGACGGCAGCCGATCTGTCGTTAACGGCTGCGGCCAATGGCAGGCCTCCTATCGTCTCATGATGCGGACTTCGGCGTCGCGGCGCTTGATCAGCGGGCCAACGGCGTAACGAAGGGCGTCCAGGTAATGGTTATGCGCGTCCACAATGCCGGGCAGGACGTCGCCGGAGAGGCGGTCGACCTTGTGGCTATACAGACGCAGTTCCTTGGTGGTCTCGACGCAACGCGGGTGAACCACGATGCGCTTGAACGAGCGGAGGAAGGCGATGTCGTCTTCCACGCTGCCGGGCCACTTGCTGACCGCCGTAGACTTCGGCAGTCCGTGGCGCTGCAGGTGGCTGATGCTTTCGGGCCTGGAGCTGTCCCAGCGGGTCGTGTAGTCGGCAAAGCCGGGAATGGCTCGGCACACGAAGTCTGGCGTGTCGTCCAGCTCTAGCTGAACCCTGCCCGCCTCATGGCTGATGTAGAGCGTGTCGTCCTGTATCCAGCAGCGGATCGCCGCCGTGGGGTCCTGCGCGAAGCCGAAGTCACCGCCCTGATGCGGCCCGCT